AGTATGATTTCTCATCACCATGTTCATCAACAGTTACTGCTGATTGAATTATCTGTATCCAATCATTGTCAGGAATAAAAGTAGTTTGATGTATATCATCATGTCTGAATCTTGTACCAAGACATATAGCTCTACCTCCTTCAAACATAGTCGGAACAATAACTGAGTTCCAGTTATCTTCCATAGCTACACGAATATCTCTGTTCTTAATATCATCAGCTGATTTTATAGCATCATCAATGATACATAGATGTGAACGCTTTGATGTAACAGCACCTTTTAATCCTGCACAACATAAACTAAATTCTTCTTCACCAGTTGATCTTATACCTGCAAACTTCCAATCAATACTCCAATACTCATTAGAGTTTATTCCTTTGGCAATTTTTACCATAGGAAATATTTCTCTATAGATTTTACTATCTTCAATAATTCTTTTTATTGCTGCACTCTTTGGTCTGGCAACATCAACAGTATATGAAATATATAAAATCTTTAATGGTTTACGATTAAGTGCATGTACACCAATAGCCCAGGCTGTAAATAAACCTAATACTGTAGATTTAGCAGATCCTCTTGGTGCAAGTATATCTACATTTGGTCCAGCAATATTAATTAAACATTCACTATCTTGGTGTGTATATAAATGTTCGTGCCATAACTTCATATGTTCTGCAGGAGGTTTATCTCCTACAACATCACAGAAATATGCAAAGTCTGATCTAGCTTTTTCAACATCAACTGAAGATGTTTTCTTTACAACTTGTTGTTTAGCAGCTGCACGGGCAGTTCTACGATAAACAGAATAGATACTTGTTCCAGCCATGTACTAAGACTAACCTGTTAAGACTTATGATTCTTCCTGAAGAATTTTTGTCCATACACCCATTGATGCTTCCTGTAGTGGACCTTCTATAGGATCATCTCTGAAGATTAAAAGTATTTCCCTTAATGATCTATCAGCACCAGCTAGTATCAATCCTTGTCTATCTGTAAGATGTTTTTCATCTGCAAGTTGTTTTATATGTGCCCGTAATTCTTTCTGAAGCATAGATATGCGAGCAGCTCCCATATCCTGTTTTACGACTCCAAGATCTATAGCCTCTCTGAGCTTTGATATATCTACTTGCATAGAATCTATTTCTATCTCAAGTATGGTGCTAAAGTTTCTTTTCTTGAATTCTTTCTTTGACCAGGTATCACAATCAGTTATAGAACCTTTATATCCCAGAAAACGGGCATAAAGATACATCTGTATTGGTGAACTGGTCTGTTTGCAAAAAGCTAGATATGTTTCTCTTTCTTTATCAGATAAAGTATCTAACCAGTCGGTTATGATTTGTATGCTGATTGTGCCTGTTGATAATCTCTATTCTCTTTATAGCGTCTGAACTGCTCCTGTTGCAAGTTAGTTGCTCTGGTTTCTTCAGCAGTTTTACCAACAGTTGCTCTCTGTTCCTGACCCCTGGTTTGTGTAGTTAGTCGTTCTTCCTGACCTCTGGTCTGTGTTGTTGCTCTTTCCTGTTCTCCCTTTGTTTCGGAGAGTAGACGTTCTTCAGCACCTCTGGCTCTGTATCTTCTCAGATCCTGACCAGTATAGAACTCTTCGTTAATACGATCTAGTTCGGCACCAGTTTCCATGTTTAATCTGGTCTGCTCACCAGTTAACTTAGTCAATTCAGTCTGTGTTCTTAAAGACTGCGTTGGTGTAGACACCGTGACAGGTGGTGGTGGAGCAGGTATATATTCAACTCTTGGTGCTGGTGGTCTTCCTCCCATAACAAAAATCTAATCTATTAATTTAATTTTAGTGCAAAAACTCTTATCTACCACCAGCTCTACCTCTAGGTGAAAGTCCAGCTGTGGCGATGTTGACTGCTGTATTACCCTGTCTGGCTACAGCATCCATTAATGCTGCTTCTCCTGTTCTAGCTCTAAGGATCTGTTGAGAGATCTTAGTTGGTGAAGATCTATCTTCCATTAATCTTCTTTGTGCAGCAGTCTCTGCAGCTATATCAACTAATGGCATAGTCTGTCTAAACATATCTAAATTTCTTTGCTTCTCTCTTCTCATCTCAAAGTCTCTTAATGCAGTGTCAGTCAAGAGCATATTTCTAAAATCTCTATTATATTGCTGTCTATTAAAAGGATCTCCTAACTCTTGCTCAAACTCTTTTACTTGATCCGCTGCAACTTTAGCATTTGATCCTTTCTTATCAAAGTCATATCTATTTTGAGTAAGAATATCACCAAAACCTGCAATTCCTCTCTTAATTTCTTTTTGAACCTTATCATCACCTTTTTTATCAAAATCAGTATACCCAAGTGTTGCAGCATCTACCAGACCTCCAAGAGGTCTTTGTATATACTTTTGTAGAAAGGTTTGTCCTTTAGACATTGAATTTACTGATACTGATAATTAGAAGCTAATGCCTGAGTTGCTCCTGTCATTCCTTTTTGTGCTAATGCTTGAGCACCCATCTGACCTTGTAGTGTTAGTCCCTGCTGTGTACCAAGTTGAGTACGGAATCTAGCAGCTGCCATGTTACGCTCGAAGTCTCTTGCTTTTGCTCTATCTGTTATTGGTTCTATTGCTAACAAGTTCTTGATCATATTTTCTCTTTGCTGATTACCCATCTGATTCTGATACTGAAGAATAGATTGATAACCACTAGTAGGTAATAACATACCTGGACCATAGCCTGTCTGATATCCAAAGCCACCAGTAGGATCTCCTAATCTATCTTTTAATGAATTCTTTACTAGTTCATCAATTTCTTTTCTTTGGCCAGCCTTTCTCATTTGGTTAACTAAACCACCAGCTGCAAATGCTCCTATTAAAGGTAAAACCATTTTCTTTTAATTAACTCCTTTGATTAATATTTTATAGGCAGCAAACTTAGAAGTAGCTTCCTACTTTACTACCGAGTTGAGCACCTGTTGCAACTCCTAAAGCAGGATTCATTCCTCCTATGATAGCTCCACCTACAGTTCCGATCAATCCACCGAATGATCTACCTTGTTGACCTGGTAAGGTGAATCCCTGATCTTGATAGCCTTCTACTACAGTTGCATCGTCAGATATCTTTGTACTGCCTCTCTTATATGCTTCTGCTAACTCTTTAGCTGTTTTTCTCTGTTCCTGAGCTGCATAACTTATTTCATCTTTTGCTTTTAAATTTTCATTTATGGCATCAAAAATACCACTAAAGCGTCCTTTGCCTCTACCACGTTCATTTTCAGCTTTTTCTTTTCTGCTCATCAGTCTTCTTTTGTGTAGTCACCACGTTTGTACTTCTTATATTGTAAGGGGTCTTCTTTCTTGATTCGTTCTTGTTCAGCTTTCTGGAATAACTTTTTAGCCACAGCAGCAGTACCAACAGCTGCCAATGTACCACCTAACAATATAGCTGGTTCTTTAAGAGATCCTAACTTTTGAAACTTTTGTGCAGCTGGAGATAAATCGTAATCATATCTAACTTGTTTCATATTCTCAAGCATGTCTTCTGCACTCTTGAGTTTTCCTTCTGCAATTTTAGTCATACCTGAATCTGCTCCATAACCTTTTTTATAATCATCAAGTTTTAATTTTTCAACATTAACTGCTTTTTCTTGTTTATAGATCTCTTGCATATATGGATTCAACTTCTTAACTCCAGCAGCCACAGTAGCAATTCCAGCAGCAGTTCCTAAAGTAGCTGAAGCTGTAAATGGCACTCCTTTGAGTCTTATTTCTGGATCATTCAAACCACGAGCTGTTCCTTTTATTGCTCCACCAAAAGCTGTAAATGTTTGTTTTTCTGGATCTATTTCTATTCTTTTACCTGCTTCTGGTTTGCGATTTACATAACGTCTATAGTCTTTTATAGTAGATGGCATTATATCTGGACGTTCTTTTATAAATTCCTTAAAAGGTAACATCTGACTTGTCTGTCCAGCAAAGAATCTAGTGCCAGCTTCTTCTACTAAATTACGTGGTGTCTTGCCAGTAGGATCTTCTTCTTTAGATACAGGTGCTACTGCTTTATATCCTTTAGGTCTAAGACCTTGAGTTATAGGTCCTTGTTTTTCTGTAAGTGTATTGTAGAGAGCAGGTACTCCAAAAGCTATAGTAGCTGCAGCAGCAGGACTTAATCCTGTGGCATTTCCCATATCTTCCAATCTTGAAGCAACCTTTTGACCTACTTGTGATTGGAATTTATAAGCATTAAAACCATATCCATATTTTCTCTGAGTCTCACCTGTTATGAATTCTGTTCCAACTCTACCAACATCTCTTGCAGTTTTACTTGCATCAGCTATAGGAGTTTCATAATTTCTAGTAGTTCCTTGTGGAGTTGTGGATGTCTTACCTATATCTGATGTATAAGCACCCCAAGGTGCCTGTTTTAAATTCGCACTAAATACTTTGGATATATCATCAATAAATTTTTTAGGTGCCTGTACATCTTTGGAAGCCTCTATAATTCGGTCTCCAAACTTTCTTAAGAACTGTTGACTATTTGATAAGAAATTGGGTACAGAACCCCTTGTCATTTCCATTGACGTTTACCTAGTAACTAGCTTGCCTCATCATGCTTTGTGCAAGACTGGCTAAAGTTTGATTATTCGAATCAGGGCTCATATGCATTACTGTGCTGGGCATCTTTTCTATCTGAGCCATCTTTAATCTATATTCATACTTATCTCTTTCTGATAATGCTTCCTGTGCCTGTACATTAGAAAGATCTCTAGTTGAAGGTCTTACAACTTCATTGTATTCAGGTTCTGCAGTGAATTTGGTCGCACCAGT